CCTAATACAAATGCAGATGGTCTAATTTTATTACTAATTGCCTGATACATTAGTTCAACACCTGTTCCCTCTTTATGAGCCTCTATATTCCAAGGCGATGCAAATTGATTTCCATTAAACCATCCATTTTTTTGTGCCAACTCATCTCTTAATTTAATTGCAGAATCAAAATCACCAGGTCCAACTTCAATAAGTTCCGCACCATATAGACGTAACATTTTTTTACGTTCTTCACTCATGTTAGATGGCATTACAATAACACATTTAAACCCCATTTCGGCACAATACATGGCAAATGAAATACCAGCGTTTCCACTGGTTGCTTCAACAACGGTACTTCCTTTGGATAATAAACCATTCTCGACCGCTCGTGTTAAAATGTTTTTGATTGGTCTGTCTTTAACAGATCCTGATGGGTTCATAAATTCTGCCTTACCCCAAATAATAACTCCATCAATATCAATAGGGATAAGTGGTGTTTGGCCCACCTCTAAATAATTTTTCAATTTAAATTAAGTTTAATCGTTTAGGGTAATCTTTGTTGTTTTATCAATATTACGTTGATTATACAACACATATTTTAATAATTTGTATCTTAATCTATATAAAATATCAATCATTTTTACTTCTATTAAATGGTTCTTTTTTAAAGAGGTATCCTGAGATATCCAAATATCTCAATATTTCTAAATCACCCTCAATTATTGTGTGAGGTACTAAAGTTTCTCTTTTACCACGTTTCTTATTACCATTAATTTTAATCATTCCTATTTTGTATCCAAAACGGTTAGCCAACCATTTAATGAATAATGCGGGGCATCTTTTCATAATTTAATTGTTTGGTTTAACCGTTATTGTATATTTTCTAGTGTAACTTGAATCTTCGTTTTTTACTAACACACCTAACACAGGTGTAAATCCATCTGGGTCATACATAACTGGTGTAATAACAACATTTATGTTAGAGTTTTCTAATTGGGTTTTAATTTGTTGAGTTATTGACAACTCATTAATTTTATCTTTATCCATTTTTATAGTTTTAATTTATTTATTATTTGATACTATTTTCTAATTCTTTCTCTGCAATAACACTACCTAAAAATTGGTTTTCATTTTCTAATAAAATAATATATTCTTTTAATACCCTATTTCTATCTTTTTGAGATTTAATTTTTTTTAATTGTTTTCCTATTTGAACCTTGATGGAGTCTTCAGGTAATGATAACCATAGAGTGTCTACATGGGGATTTTTTTTAAGACTGTCAATTATTTTTTCTTTATCTTTTATTAGTGTACTAAATTTGGTATTTACTCTATTATTGATAATGGCAGCAAATATTCCAATAAGAATTGATGTACTAACAATGATGGTTAATAAGTTTTTCATAGTTTTAATTTATTTATATTATTGTTTTTTCAACATAAGTTGATGTCTCACCTTCAGTGAATCCTTTCTCAATTAATAATGGTAATGAACTTGGTTTACACCAAGCATATACAGTAAACCCACTATAACGAGTTTTAACATATTCCCATCTAGTATCCCACAACATTCTAAAAACACCTTTTAGTCTATGTTCTTCGTGTACCCAAGCATCTAAAAATTTTATTTTATTACTTTCTTCTCGTTCCATATATATGTGACCTATAATTTCACCATTTAACATGGCAATCCATGTTTCAAGTTGTTGTGCGTTACTCTTAAGGTGTATAACTTTAATATCTTCAATCATAATTACATTACTATTTTTGGCGGATATCCCAAATCATCTTCTATTGGGAATGGATTTATTGGTATTGGTATTCTTTCAAATGGCGTTATTTTAATTGATTCATGTTTTTCCTCCTTAACATGACTCATTTTTTCAACGATAGGTGAAATATCAATGTGTTTATTTTCAAGTTTACCATAAAGATAACCTTCTAACCAAATATAAAATTCTTTGTGTGTTAACATAATTCTCTATTATAAAGATTTACTAAAATAATTCTTGCAAATTTAAAATCTTTTGCTCTGTTTAATTTTAAACCATACGCCAATGCCACAATTTTAAGATGTGGGTAAGCTTCACTAATTGTCATGTCACCTAATCTCATCAGTCAATAAATAATTCAAAGTCTGAATTAACATGTCCACAATCATTACACATATAAGTTGGAAATGGAACAATTGTGTCTTCATGACTTCCTGTTAATAATGCAGGTACTTTTTTTAACATAGTTACTTCTTTGAAGTACTTTGATTCACATTTTTCACACTTGATAGTTTGTTGTTCTTTCAAGTTAATTTTTGGTCTTATAATATCGTCCATTATTTTATTATATAATTTATGTTTATTTTAATTGTTGAGTTGTCCCAACTTGTGTTGGTATACCAAATAGGTGTAATTGTAGTTTCCATATATAATTATAGTTTATTTTTTAAGTTTAGTCAAATGTTGTTTTATATCCATTTCAAGAATTTTATTCATAGTTTTTTTAGAAACTCGATGTTCGTGATACTCTCTTTCTTCTGTTATTAACACAATAATACAACCTAAAAGTTGTATGTCTTCATATTTTGATCCTTCCAACATTTTCAAAATTAGTTTACCATAAAAAGGTAACTGAGTGTTATAGTGACCCAATGCATTGTCAGGTAAATCTTCAAAAGGTTTTTTCATTTTTTTTGTATAACGAGTAACCTCAAAGTTTTTTGGTTTATTTGATTTCCAGTCTGTTATTAAAATACCAACCTTACCATTTGTTCCAATAACCAACCATACCTTATCGGGTTGACCGGTATATCCAAGTTCAGGGTGGCCTAAAACAATCTCAGTATCAATCAACACACATCCTCTTTCTTTGAGTAATTCAATATATCTTTTACCTGCAATTATCATCGTATCACTTTTGATAATTTGTTCGGCATCACAATCAAATATTGGTTGTCGAACCACTTTATCAATCCCAAACTCATTAAGAGTGTGTTCCTCTAAAAAGAAGTGACAACGAGACCCCAAGTTAGCTGATTTTCTTCCTAACTCTGCCCATTCATTAACCAATCTTTCGGCCTCATCGGGATCTCCTCCAGCCTTATTAAATGCCGCCTGTTCGGTTGGAAACTCGTCGTAAAAAAGTTTCATGACTTTAGATACCGATGGAAAATCTGATTTTAGAACACCGTTTTTATCCAACATGGTGTATTTATGACTTTCCTCCTCAAAGGTGAGTTGGAATTCTTTTTGTCTTTCAGAGATGATGTCTCTTATTTCTTGTGCAATTTTTTTTAAATCCATTATTTTATTATACGATAATATTCATCTTTTATTTCACCTCTCAGATCTGCAATATCTGAATCTTCAGGTAATTTTATTAGTTTAATTTTTCCCCATAATTCACCACCATTTAACTCGTGATAAAGTTTAACCGCATTTTGCCAAGCATCGGCATCTAAACATATTGTTATATCACCCTTAGCTTTCATATATATTGTTTCGAATAAAAGTTCTGACATATGTTTACCAAGCATGGGTATTGAGTTATCTAAAAATAGACCATCAAAAGCGCCCTCAACCAAAAATATATCTTTTTTCCAATCAATAAGATTTTCCCAAAAAATAATTTTATCTTTTTCTGCTTCAGGGTTTTTATATTTGGCCCTTGACATTGGATCCCAACTTCTTGCGATATAGTAATTCAATTCTCCCTTACCACCATAAGATGGAATTATAATTCTACCGGCATGATCTCCCTTATCACAAAACCCAATTTGATATTTTTCAATCATATAATCGGAAATTCCCCGATTATATAGGTAATTTATTGCTTGTCTTCTAATTGGGTATACCTTACTTGAGTCTTTGAATAAGGTAAAACTTTCGGGAAGTTTAAGTGTTTTTTTCTTTCTTTCTCTTTTTACTACAGTTTCAGGTTTAAAAACTTGATATAGTTTTTTTTGTTTTTTATTTCCGTATTTATCAAATATTCTACCCAAAGGTCCGTGTGTGTTTTCACTATCACCGCAGGACCAACATTTATAAACATTATCTATGTAGTTAATTTCCAAATTATGTTTATTTCTACCATCATCACATACAGGACAGTTAAAAGAGATTTGTCCTTTATTGGCGTAGTGGAGTCCGTGATCACCAAGAACTTCCTCCAATAACTCAACTAATGCTTCGTTTTCTTCCATTCCTTATAATATAATCATAAACTTTCAATACATCAACTACACAAACTTTTCTGTTCTTTTATATTTATTGTTGATATGCCAACACAAATAACAATAAACACATTAGCAGGATTGTCACCTTTTGATATATACACATGTGATACAGGGTACACAACTTGTGTTTATGTTTCAACAATAACATCAGGTCAAATTCCATATATTTTTATATTACCATTTATTCAAGAGGGCATGAACCCTATAGGTTTAAGGGTTGTGGATAACTCTAATTGCATAATCGAAGAAAATTTAACTTTATAAAATGGCGTGTGTTCTTTTTAGTATATATACTGGTACAACTTCAGCAGGATTATGTGAGGGTAATGGTAAAGAAATGCAAGTTTATATTGATGCCACAGCACCTTTTCCTGATTTTACAACAGTTAACACAGACCCTGGTTGTTTAACACCAGCAAGTGGAAGTTTTTTCTTCTATTATCAAAACTATGTTTATGATTACTCTGGTGTGTATATTGTATCATCGACTCTTTGTCCAACACCAACCCCAACACCAACTCCAACAGTTACACCTACTAATACTAAAACTCCAACAGTTACACCTACTAATACTTTAACTCCAACAGTAACGCCAACAGTTACACCTACTAATACTTTAACTCCAACAGTAACACCTACGTTAACAACAACACCAACTAATACGCCAACTGAAACTCCAACAAATACGCCAACTGAAACTCCAACAAATACGCCAACTGAAACTCCAACAAATACTCCAACTGAAACTCCAACAAATACCCCTACGTTAACAACAACACCAACTAATACGCCAACTGAAACTCCAACTAATACGCCAACTGAAACTCCAACAAATACTCCTACACAAACATTAACACCTACTAACACAAAAACCCCAACACCAACACCAACATTTACCCCAACACCTTCATCAACCCCAACATCAGATTATTGTGTTCATAATACAATAACTTACGACGGTGATTATTTTTTTGGTGGTACTTATGACGGATATAATTATTATAACAATACAACATTATTGGTTGGTTTTATTTTTTATTCAATACTTGAAAATAGATGGTGTTTAGCTGCGAATTTAGGTGATCCTTGCGTTGAGTTTGGGCCATATGGTAGTACTTCGTCTACACCAGATTTAGACGATACTGTGATGTATATTGGTATTTGTGTCACAACAACCACAACCACAAATCCTTGTGCGAATTTTGACTTTGACGCAATTTTTGATTGTTTTATTCAACCAACACCAAGTATCACACCTACCAACACAACAACCCCTACTATAACACCAACCCCTTCTGTGACAGCACTTTGTGGTGGAAGGTCTCTTAGTGCAAGCATATCGTCAATTTCTCCTACCCCAACTGCGACTCCAACAGTTACACCTTCGTCAACACCTGTTATTACAAGACCTTGTGTTTTTTCGGGTGAAGTAGTATTTAACTCCATAAATCAAATTATTGAATGTGCTAATAGTAAGAAATTTAAAGATTGTTTTACAGGAATTAATTACTTTACATCAGGATTAGTTTTAGTTTCAGGTACTACATCACCAAAAGAAGGTTATGTGTATAACGCAACGATCAACGGATTAAGTTATTGTGTGGTATTTGAAGGTTTATTTGAAAACATAAGTGGTGTTGATAATATTAGTTTAACAAATGAAGTTGGCCCATCTAACTTAGGTTCGTGTTTAGAATGTACACCATCTTTACCTGAACCAATTTTAGAATGTGTTATTGCTAGTTCCAAATGTGGTACTTCTTATGCTACTCCAGGTCCGTATATTAATGGTAAACTATCATATACATGGAGTTTTACTTTACCTATTTCCCCTCAGTACTTTTATAAAATTTATTGGGATAATATCAATGACCGATGGAATGCAACTGAAACCACAACAAATGTATTAGGGGCTTATTTAGAAATAGATAGCGAACTTCCAATAGGCACAGCATTAGAGTGGGTTATTGGTTTAACTACCAATCCATCCGTAGGTTGTTTTGATGATACTTTTACCACAACCCTATTAAATGTTCCTTGCCCGACATTAACACCAACACCTACTCCAACACCAAGTGCAACACCTTGTGTTCAAAAGAAATATCGTGTCACTAATGTGAGCCCATCAGTCATAACATTTCAATACACAACTTGTGTTGGAGGATCACCCATAACTGTTTCTTTGGCTGGTTATGCATTTAGTGTGATTTGTTCCTCTACGGTACCTGTTTCAAACAACCCACAAAATGTATTCATAATCCCTTTGGGATTTGTATGTTAAAAAAAAATATCACCTAAAGAGGTGATATTTCAAATGATTGGTATTTTAAACAATATTATTTCCAAATACCTTTTGTTCTCATAAAACCTAACACACAAGCGTAGGCATCTGTTTGATCAAAATTTTCTTTCTTAAGTGTGTTATTTCTTGTATACAACCATTTTATTTGTGGTTCTCTTTTGGCGACTTTATCCCAAATAATCATTTTCTTATCCACATCTTTTGGCAAACCTCCAAATAACACAAATTTCTTTTTATCGTTTTCTTGTACTAATTCAGGAAATGCAAACTTTCTTGAATTATATGTTGATATAAATTCAGGAACTATATCTAATATATTATATATCTCCTTGAAAACAAAACTATTAAACCTCAAGAGTGTTTGAATTGTATAAACATTATTTGAGTTTAAAAGTGGTTCTTCAATAATTACCCTAACTATCCCTAAGTCTTTATACTCTTTAAGTTTTTCTGAAAATATTTCAGACTTTAAAAGAAGTTCTTTAAGTTTATCTTCGTCTTTATCCACTTTAGGTCTTGGTGAAACATGGGTTAACTCTAAAAGTTCTTCAGTTTGGATGTCAAAAAGCGCCCAACCTATTGTTTTAGTTGAGATATCTAAACCCAAAACTTTGGGTGAGTTTTTAATACTTTTTGTCATATAATTGTTTTGTTAACTTAATATATAGAAAGAATGTTAAAAAATTGTAGCTTTTTAAAAATCTAATTTAATTACATACTGTTGAATCCCTTGTCTTAACACTGGTGATTGCATTTTTGACATAACTAAAATATCTTCGTTTTCATCTAATAACGCAATTTCTGTAACATAAGATGGTGTTCCAAATTTCCATGTTGGGTTTTGAGAAACTAAGAACTCAGAAGAACTTAAATTAATTTTGTACTTCATTTCGTAAATTGTTGCTTGAATGTCGGTTTCTAAATTACCATAAAAGAAATACTCATCACCAAAATTCATACTTATTCCACTATAATTTAAAGGTACTAAATCAATATAATCGTTAAGATTGTAATAATTTGCCGCAGAATAATTGTCTTGTGAGATAACAAAAGTTGTTCCTGTAAGAGACGCTTGAGTTACAAAACCATTTATAAACATTGAACTTATCTCACTTGTAAAGTCTATGATTTTCCAATTTTCAGCAACTGGTCTTTGTCCAACAGGTACTTTTTGAGCCAAGACTTGGAATTCAGTTGCGTAAAACCCTTGAGGTACAACACAAGTAGGACATCCTGTTGGTGTAGGTGTTAAAGTAACTGTAGGTGTTGGTGTTGGTGTGTCAAATGGTGTTTGTGTGTTAGTTACGGTAACGCTTGGAGTTAATGTTTGAGTATTTGTAACGCTTGGTGTTATTGTATTTGTTGGCGTTACACTTGGTGTTATTGTATTTGTTGGCGTAACCGTTGGCGTTACAGTTGGTGTTGGTGTATTACTTGCTGTTGCAGTTGGGGTTAAATAAAGAGAAACAGTTGGAGTTGGGGTTAAAGTTTTTGTTGGTGTTACAGTATTAGTTGGGGTTACACTTGGGGTTTGTGTTTGTGTTGCCGTTGGCGTACTTGTAGGGTTAGGAATTGGAATAAATGATGGTTGTACTAAACATGAAAAATCTCCTCCAAATCTAACTCCAACATTTCTTGGTGTATCTGGTGTACAAATATTTTCAGTTCCTAAAATACTAGTGTAGTAATTACAATGTAATGAATTTGTAAATGTGTCATGATTTGATAATCTATAAGTAACCCATAAAGTTTCCGCACCACCTGTAAGTAATCCTGTGGTGTTTGATGTGCCACATGTATTTGGCGTAATAAGCGATAATTGAGGTGACGGTAATGTCCAGTTTCTATTTGATTTATAAGAAAGTGCCGCTACTATTTCTTCATCATCAATAATCACCATTTTAGAATCAGGATATACTTTACCAATTCTACTTGGTAATCCATTTGGTTGTGCAAATGTGTCCCAAAGGTTATAGTATCTTAAACCAGGTTGGTTCATGTTTTCAGATACAGTAGACTTTGTGTATTGAACTTGAAATAAATTTTTATTGTCAAATCCCGAAGGATCAACATAAAATGTTTGACCAAAACAACATTCAGGGTTTTTATGCCACATTAATGTTGGTATGTGTAATTTAAAATTTCTTGCTTGTCCTTGTGTATTTTCAGGATTCTGAGCATCGTAAGGTTGCATCGCAAATTTCTCACCATAAAAGAAATCAATAGTTTGATTTGTATAATGTATTATAGATATTGCTTTTTGATTTTGTGGTGTTACAACTTGTTTTTCCCCAAATGAGTTATAATGATATACATCATCTGTTGAGGTTTGAGCACTTGTTGTATAACCAAAATACTCTTTAGATCCAATATATTGTACAGACCCAAACTTAGTGTAATTTTGGACTTGATTTGATAATAATCCCGCTGGACTTTCTGTCCATGGAATATTCATATTCCAAATTTTAACATCAAACTGATCGGTATCACAAACAGATTCAAAATCAATAACACTATCATTCCAATGCGGTCTAGGAGTGAAACTATCGTAAAGAGGTACCATTTTAGGTGGATAAATCAATGCTCTTGCAACACATTGAGTTGCAACTTCTAAAAAGTCAGGAGTTGCTCTATCTAAAGTTAATAAACTACCACATACCGCAACAATTCTATAAGTTAAAATTGGGTAACAACTATAAACCTGTTTAGTACATTCAGTCATTGGTGGTACTGGACATACAGGACTTTGTGATACTGTAATACAAGGTGTTTTAGTGGGTGTTGGTGTTGCCGTTGGTGAGGTACATGGACCAACCCCCGAACTTGTAACTGTTGGTGTTGGTGTAGGCGTTTGATATTGGCTAGCCGTTGGCGAAATAGTTGGTGTTGGTGTTGGTAAATTTGAACATGAACAATCTAAAATAGCCAATCCATCGTAATAAATTGTAATAAAGTCTCCAACTTGTGGTGTTTCCGTTATAGTTGGATTACAATTTAAATTATAAACTTCAATTTGGTTTGTACCACTTAAAGATGACATGTTAACAACATAATTAGGTGTTGATACATAATTACTACTTGTGAAAGCCGACCAATTAATTGTTGTTGCTGTTGTATTACCTGTAAAAAAACCTCTTGGTGCCGCTCTATTGAATACTGAATCAAATATAGAATCCATAAATGGAATTCCATAAATATTTGTTTCTCCTTGGTCAACTAAATAAGGGTATTTAATATATTGTCGGTTTGATTCAGGAACACCACTACTGTTTTGAGCATTAAACTGTGGTTCCAAAATCACAGTATTTGCTTGGTTATAAGTTGATGGAAGAGTGTTATATGAAATCTCACTATCTCCGATAGCAAAATAAGCAATATTAAAGTTACCTTCAGATAATTTTTGTCTACCTGTATCTGTAACTCTAGTATTAACTAAGCCTGAAGTATTTTTTATTATGTAAGCCATTTAAATATAAATATTAGTTTATTAAGTTCATACCACTTTCTAAGAATTATTTCCAGTGTCTATCTTAACTATACAACAATCGCAATTTTTTATTTGTGGATTCCCCGCTTGAATTTGATAAGTACCGGAAACGCTCTTACAATAACCAGCCATAAAGTTAGTTATTTGATCTGTAACCGTACCATAAATAATTTGACCGCTTGTTAGTGTTACCGCCGAATAATACGTGTTATAAATTTGATTTTGAATTGATGGTGAATTCACTTGAGTACAAACTCCAGGAATATTTTGCGTACTTGTTAATATACTATAAAATAGAAGTGGTCCAACGCCAGTTATTGTTGCAAAATTATTGTATGATGGAATAGGAGTCATTGTGTTAGGATAATAAAATAAATTACTAGTATGAAAAAGATCAAAAGATATTGTTGCTCCTACCGGTAAAGTTGGGGTGGAAACTGAAAATGTGTCATTTGCATAATTAACACTTAGTGTTACCGTATATGTTATTGGTTGAGTTGCATTAATAATTATTGGGGTAATTATGCTTGTAACATTATTAGAATCTTTTGTAAGTACATAATAAGTTCCAGGTTGTAGATTGTTGAAGATAGGTGATGCTTGATAAGATTGTCCCGCATTAATTGAGTATTGATATGGTGAAACTCCATTGTTGGTGTTTATAGTTATACTTCCTTGTTTATTACAAATTGCGTCATTAGCGACAATGCTATTATTTACGGTATACGCTGTAGAACAAATTCCTGTTAGTACCACCATATTTAAAACCGTTGGCGACCCTAAAATTTGCCAATTAGATAATGGTGGATATGTTGGGTCGTAATTAATCAAACTAGTAAGTGGATATCCTGTCATAACCCATTGTGATGGTGTTGACCCTGTATTCCAATAAATTAAATATTGTGAAGTTACTGAAGTCCAACTTGGTTGTCCATTTATTGTACTTGCTGAGTACATTTGTATTCGGACAATTTCAGTTATATAACCTACATCATCACTTCTAACCTCTAAATTAACACACAGATTATATAAATCTTTTGATATTACAGGAATATTACAAGACCCTTCATAGGATTCTGTAATATGGTAAGGGCTATTCACATTAACAATCCAATCCCCAGTAGTTCCTGTTGGATAAAAATATCCCCCGTTATCTAAAGTATTATAAGGGGATCCTTGACAACTTAGATCATTGCAGAAAGTCCAAAGCTCTGTTTGTCCATCCCAATAAACATAACCAACTACATTTATACCATATTGTAGGTAGTAATAAGGTTTACCATTTAATAACCCTTGGTTTTGACTTGTTATATAAACAACTTGTTTAATAACACCTGAAACAACAAAACACATTGCTGATAACGATAAAGTTTCTGCGGTCAATAAACATGTTGTTGTTGCTGTAAAATCACTATAGTAATCCGTAACCGTTGCGGTGTAAGCCCCTACACTTAAATTTATTAAAGCCGGAGCAAAACTACCAACCTCCCAAAAAATAGTATATGGAGGTGTTCCTCCAGTTATAATTAAAGCAGTTGATCCGTCAAAGGTTCTATCATTACTTGGTTGTTGTGTTAAACATTCAATATACATTGGAAATATTGTAATTACATCACATTCGTTTGGTGGTTTAACCGTTGGTATTGTTGGGGGGCATTGATTATCTTGACAAAGATCCGTTAGTTTTAAAGGTATCTGTACTGTTGTGTCAAATTGTGGGTATACTTTACTACAAATATTATATGTTAATCCTGATTGTATTGTCTCAACAACAATATCATCATTACAATCCACATAAGTTACATCTGTAGTTTCGGTTGCGGATCTAATAAAATAACAATAACAAGGACAATCACATGTTACTCCTGTAACAGGTATTACATCTTCAGTAACTGAACAATCTACTTCACCTAAACTTAGCACATAAAAACAAGTATTTGCGGTAATTGATATATCAACTATTTCAATCCCTATAAAAGTCGAGGAATAAGCGCTGAATCCTGAATAGTTTGATACTATTGGCTCATAACTCCCATCACAGGAATAAAGTATATAACAATCTTCTACCATTTACTTACAATAAATAATCAACTTTCGTATTTTTTTATGTATGATTTCATATTATCTATGTATTTCACCGTTGAACTTGTATTTTCAACAAAATCAAAAAAATTAGGATCCTCTTTTAATTTTTGAATTGGGTCAATATTAATAAATTCGCCTTTATAAAATTTTCTATTTTTCATGTCGTCTGTTACTCCTGCCATATGTAAGATAGGTCGTTTTTCGTATATCTCAATACTATCTGTTGCCCAAGAAAAATCTAACTCTTTTGTTATTTCTGTTTTGTATCCATGTAACCAAAGATTCCAAAGTAAACTCCACATTTCTGCGGTCCAAAACTGAATTTCACCAGGAGAAATTGGAAACCTTTTTTGGTAATCTAACATTTGATCATATAACAAAGTAGACTCTCTATATATTTTATCCCACAAATCCGCATCGGTATTTTTAATTAAGTACTGACCTCCTCCCGCATTTTTACGGTTTTCTTTTATTAGTTTAACATCTAAACCAATAACATTTGCCATTTCATTTATTAGTTGGTTTTTTTCTGATTTTGGATGTTGTATTTCATATCGGTTACAACAATCAATAATATAATCATAACCAATATACCCAACGGTATCGGATAAATAAATTACCTCATCATTTAACAACTGATCAAAATTTGGTAGTTCCCTAAAAATAATGTCAGCATCGTGAAGGAAGAATAATTTTTTGTAATCAGGATTTGTTTTTAACCAACTTGCAATAAGAAATGGTTTTATAGATGGTATGTAGTGTTTTTTTTTTCTAAAATCAGAGAAATGATGAACATTAATACCAAAATCTTTTAGTTTTAAAGATTCTTCAGATGGTGTTTCATTTCGATGTACAATACTAAAAACAACATGTATTTGATTTGGGTCAATTCCCTTCTCAATAAAATTATGTACATATAATTTTATTTGCCAAATAAAGTATGGTACATCAGGTTGTGCTGTTACAAATAATATATTTTTCATTAAAAAAATTATAGATATTATTTTTTGTAAGTGAATTTAACAACCAGGGCAAATACCTTGATTACTTATTCCTACCAACCCACTTAAAACAATTGGTTGAGTGGTTGAACAAATATTAGTAAATTCATAAGGCGCCAAATTATATGGACTTGTTTTTGACTCACCACAACAAGGCGTAAATGATATTTGTCCTGCTGACCCCGAATTAGATACTTCCCAATTAACACAACCTCCCGTTAAACAATCAAGACACGATGATCCACCTGTAAATTGTAATAGTGGTGTTATTGTTGCGGCACTTGTTGTTGGGGAATCTACTGCAAACATACAAAGACCATTACTACTTAAGAAAGTATTTCCTGTGAATCCTGTTAATAAACTCAAATCAATAATTTCAATCTCAGCACCACTCCCACATCTAGTTGCAAAATAATTATTTAACATTGTACCACTTGGCGTAGGTGTTGGTGTTGGTGTTGGTGTTTCAGTATTAGTTGTTGTAGGAGTATTAGTGTTTGTAGGTGTAGAAGTATTAGTATTTGTTGGTGTCTCTGTGTTTGTTGGTGTAACCGCAGGTGTTGCACTATTACTTGGAGTAACTGTTGGTGTTGGAACTATTAACCCACAAATAACGGTTTCAACTTTTTGACACCCTATTGAATCGATCAATGTTATATTAACTGATGGAGCCGAAACAAATTGTGGTGTTAATGTAAATGTAATGGGTACTGTAGTTCCACTACCAACATATGAACATTGATTTCCGTAAAAATCACAACAATAAGCGCTAAATGGAGGTATTAAACCCGTTATTGAGGATATTGTAATGTTATTCATATATTTAAATACCCAACGATTATATTTTTAATCACAAAGACTAATTCTAACAAGGTGGACTACTAGCAATACCCCAAATAGGTTTTGGTAAAATCCATGACGTGGCTCCAAAATCAAAATTTGTTGGTAGTGATAGTATGTTTTGAACACACCATGTACTAAGATCTCGATTAAATACTATACAACCATAAAACATAGCACTCATATTTGTAACACTTGATACGTCCCATGAACTAATATTTTGATTAAATGCAAAACAACTATAAAACATAGTACTCATATTTGTAACACTTGATACATCCCACGAATTAAGTGGTCGATTAAATTGATAACATTGTTCAAACATATTACTCATATTTGTAACACCTGACACTACCCAACTATTAAGTGGTTGATTAAATACAAGACAAAAACCAAACATATTACTCATAGTTGTAACGCTTGATACATCCCATGAACTAATATCTTGATTAAAATCAAAACAACTAATAAACATATAACTCATATTTGTAACACTTGATACTACCCATGAATTAAGTGGTCGATTAAATTGATTACAATTGAAAAACATAAAACTCATATCTAAAACACTCGATACGTCCCATGAATTAAGTGGTAGGTTAAATACATAACAAAAACCAAACATATAACTCATATCTAAAACACTTGATACATCCCATGAACTAATATTTTGATTAAAATCATTACAATTATAGAACATAGTACTCATATTTGTAACACCTGATACTATCCATGAATTAAGTGGTCGATTAAATACAAAACAATTGGAAAACATAAGACCCATATTTGTAACACTTGATACTACCCATGAATTAAGTGGTTGGTTAAATACAAGACAATTGGCAAACATATTGCCCATATCTGTAACACCTGACACTACCCAACTATTAAGTGGTTGATTAAAATTAAGACAACCAGCAAACATACTATTCATATCTGTAACACTTGATACATCCCATGAATTCATATTATTTACCGTTGTTAATTGAGTACAACCAGCAAACATATTTACGGTAGTTAATACATTAGTCAAATCTAATATATCAGTAACACTAGTTAAAGTAAGAGAATCACAATTTTCAAAAGCACTTAAACCACTTACAATATTAAAACAACTTCCCCATTGTGTAACACTTATTAGATTAGTTACATTAGTTGGGTCATTAACACCAAAATTAAAATTTGTTATTTCCCCATTTATTGTTATTGTGTATGTCCCTGCAATTGCGTAGGTATGTGATCTATTTGTGTAATCATTTATAGTTATAGGAGAACCATCACCCCAATCAATAGTTCCATCGTAAATTCCTGACGGACTATAAGGTAAATTAATTGTTTCACTTGGAAATGTTGTGGTCCATACTGATATAAAAGGATCAGGACAAATTACCGGATATGTTGATGTAGGTGTAGGTGTTGGGGTCTTAGTTACGGTTGGAGTATTAGTTGGGGTCTTAGTTACGGTTGGAGTATTAGTTGGGGTCTTAGTTACGGTTGGAGTATTAGTTGGGGTTGTCGTTGGGGTTGGAGTATTAGTTGGGGTTGTCGTTGGGGTTGGTGTTACTGGAGTACATGAAACGCAAGCGATGTCATAGTCAATGACAAGATTCACAATAACTTGTGTGTCTTGCAAAGGGTTTATTGGTTCAACAATACAACCTTTTGGTACATCTTGACAAGTAGTTTGTATTTCAATTCTATTATTTGTTATATCAACTGTTGTTCCCGATATACCAACAAAAGAATCTAATGTATCTGTAATTGTTTGTGCCCATAAAACATCTGAAGGATAGTCTGTTGATCCTGATGAAGTATAAAATATGGTTTGAGCAGATTGACTTCCTACTTCTGCAAATATTGAAAATGTTGCATCATTAATTATACAATTAGTATCCCCACTTGTTAAATCAGCATAACCTTCAAGATACATTGATCTAATATTTCTTGGGCCTATAAAACCACTATCTTGGAAATTATCTTGGCAAATATTAAAATATCTGTAGTTTGAGTACCTTATAGTTCCACTTAATCTTATTCGTTTAATTAAAGTACATCCGTCTGAATCCGTAACCGTAAGGGTATAAATCCCCGATGTTAATCCTGTTGCGGTGTTTCCTGTTTGAGATGCTGCGTTTCCACCAGTCCATGTATATGTGAATGGTGGCTCACCTTGAGTTATGTAAGAAGATATTGACCCATCGTTTCCATTAATAGGTTGAGAAGTTATATAATTAAAAAATACATTTTGACTTTGGTCAATATAAATTGCATAACTTTGTATACAATTTGGGGTACTTGAATCTTGTACCGTTAAAACATAATTTCCATAGTCCAAATTGGAGAATGTACTTATAGCTGTTGTTATAGTTCCAGGATTTTGACTTGGCCCAACTAATGTAAAAATATATGGAAGAGTCCCCCCTGTTGAAACGGTAACTTGTAAAACTCCGTTTGTAGATCCACATGTAGTCCCTGTGGTTGCCGCTGTAACTGTGTAAAGATTTACAGAACTAACACTTGTAGTTGCAGTATAAACACAACCTACGGTAGATACTGTAACCAAATAAGTATCGTTAGGTAAACCAAAAAATGTCTGAACCGAATTGCCCAAAGTACCTATTTGTTGGGTACCTGATTGTCCTGATATAGTAATTAATAAATTAGCTTGATTTGAAAATCCGTTATCAACTATAACTTGTATTGTTCCGTCATTGACAGAACAGTAAGATGGTGTTGTATTTACTTGTACGGTACTAAATGAGTTTGGTGTTATTAGTGAAATTGAATCATATATGGTACAAAGACCTGCGTCTGTAACTGAAAAATTATATGTCCCTGATGCTAAATTTGTAAAGATTGCCGATTGGTCAAATGTTATTTCAACTTGCCCTGTAGACGCACTAAAAAAATACGGCGCAGTTCCTCCAGAAACTATAAACTCAACAGACCCGTCATTTTGAAAACAACTTGGTTGATTAAATACAATAAATCCCGCAGAACCTATTGGGTCCACAGACTGAACAGTAAAAGTATTAGAAGTTACACAACTATCTGGATTAGTTATTTCAACAACATATGACCCACTAGTTAAACCTGTAATTGTTGCCCCTGTTTGTCCATTAACATTTGTTAACCAATTTATTGAGTACGCTGAGACCGGTAATGTTAATCCTGTTAAAAATATTTTTCCACTTGATGTTCCAATACAACTACCATCATTTACAACATATCCACTATATGTGAATGCGTTTGATGGGTTAATAATAACAGAAGCGGTAATACCCGTACATCCACCACCATCGTCTGCAACAACATAATATGTTCCTGCAGATAAACTTTGGAAATCATAATAACTGTTAGATGTTGATGCTGAGGTAATGTAATTGTCTGACCCATCATATAATGTAAAACTTGCATATCCATAAACACCTGAGGTAAATCCTGTTACACTACCATTATCAAACCCACAAGTTGTATTTGTTGAATCAATACTAGCGGAAGTACCTGAAGATATATAAACACTTAATATAGTTCCGTTTGAAGCTCCGTCTATTATTTGTAAAAAATAAGTGTCACCTGATAAACCAGTTGCCTCATAATAAAAAGGCGCTGTTAATGCTGAGGTTGGCGGTAATGATGAATTTAAACAAGTAACCGCAAATGGAGGTGTGTCACCCGTTACATTAAATATGACGGCCCCAATAGATTTATTACTACAATCACCAGTGAATCCATAACTATTTACTAATATACTCATTATCCGTTACAATATACATTAAAATTTATCCCTACATTGATTTGTAATTCATCAAAGTTAGGTTGACAGTTATTATTAAATACAACAATTTGATTATCTGTGGTATCAATATTATAACCATAACCGTATGTTTGTAAACTTTGGAATGTCTCCTCTAATGCCGTTAACCATTGTGTTGGTGTTGGGTATTGTACTGTTCCTACACCAATGAAAAATTCGTATTGAGTTAAAATAGAACCATTTACTCTAACGTCAACAAACCAAGTTGATTGTACCGTATTAACTTGACAATTTGTTGGGTTTAATCCAACTGATGTGAAATAACTATTTAATAAATCATTTAAAACAGTTCCAAAATTTGTCATATTAGGATCTGATTCCCAAGGATATATTGGACATGTAACTTGTTGTGTCGGGCAATCCAACACATAAAGTTGTGTTGTAAGATTACAAGGTTTACACGGAACAGGTACAAATTTACATCCTTCTTGTCTTCTCCATACAAATTTTTGTCTGTGGAAAATTGAGTTTTCTAATCTAACTCCCGTATTCCAAATTGTTGTCGCAGGAACCATTTGTTCAACAAGCCTAATCCAATAATCGCCCATACTATTTACAAAGTCGATCATGGTTTGATAAGTAAAATTATCATTTGGTATACCGGCTAAAGTTTGTGACTCTAAATAATTCCAATATATTGATTGTAATGTTGGGTACCCGCCTGTCTTACCATCCGTAATAAATTGTCTATTTCGGGTGTTAATCATGTTTCTCCAAAATGTCTGTGCAAATTCAAAGAATGTTTTTTGTTTTGGTTTTGGTACTATTGTTGTCCAATCCACACCACCTAATTTAGGATATGGGTTAGGTACATAACATGGTGAAGGAGGCGTATAAAATAATCCTTGTTCGGGGATTGGGAAATTGGTGTTTCTTGACATATACCAAACATCATATGCCAAACCTTGACCAGGATTTAACATAATGTCAACATTCTTAACATTTAAAGCTAAACACTCTTCGCCAACAGTATAATAAGCATTAAAGTTACCATCAAAACTTGTTCTTAAAAAAGGATTTGTGTCAACCCAACTTTTTTTGTTGTCAGCAATTTTTCTTAATTTATAACCCAAATCCATGTATGGGAAATATCTATATCTGTATAGGTATTCTTCCCCGTAATTGAATGGTAAAAGTTTTGTTTGATAATCTGGATTATTTCCTGTGAATACTTGATTCGTAGGTATTGCAAACTCAGGCATTCTGTGTTGTGGTGTTGACTCATACCAACCTCCTCCTATTTGGAAGAAAAAACTTTCGGTTGCGATTGGCATTTGTGGACATCCAAAGACATCCACAGGGTAATCATTTCTTGTTGTTGTTACCGTAAAGTTAGTTGAGAATGTGGTAAATCCTGTATATTGAACTCCTTGAATTGAAAAAACATTTGTTGTTTGTAAAACAGGAAGTTGTTGTACAACATTACCTGTACTTATCTCAACAAATTGTTGATTAAACTCGACCATATTAATTCTTTGGTCAGCAACATATATATACTCATTAAATTCAATTAAAGCATCTGGTGCCCCAACCATTCTCAATAAAGCCTCAATAGACTTTCTTGTTCCTTTAGATTTAAAAAGGTATGCCGAATTTAAAATTAAATTTCTATAAAACTGATAATTAATTTGTTCAGGGGTTTGACCTATTTGTAATCCAGTAAAAGTATTTGGTTGTGTTGTGAAAACTGCCTGTAATAATTCTTCTTGTGATATTGGAGAGAAATTTGTTACCCAACCTAATGTTTGTGCTAAATTTTTAAGTAATTGAGATGGTATATCATTCCCAATATTGTAATGAACACTGTTCATATTACTTAATGCGCTTATGAATGATTTTGTCTCATCAAAACTTCTACCATATATCTGTAATAACTTTTCAAACTTTTGATCAGGAGTATCGAAATCTTTTAATGCTCCTGTTGTTAAAAATCTAGAAATAATGTTTGTATTATATTCGTCTAATTTAGCAGAAAAATCATTAATTTGGGTTAAATAATTATCAAAACTAATTGATCTAATATCTAAATTCCAAAGACCCGCTCTTGGCCAAGTGACAAGTTCTTTTGTAATAATATAAGTACCGTTTTCTTGTTCCCTTGGTACATAAAATTGTGAAGTATAAGGTGGTGTTACTTCTCTATTTAAAAGAAAATTTTCAACTTGATCTAAGTTTAAATTGTAAACTTTATTTGCCTCATAATCGCTTGGTCTAATAACCAAATAATCATTTGAAAAACTTCCACCACTAAATGGATTCCCGTCAACAATTAATTTAAGTGTGGTAGATCCAGTTGTCGTTGGATATAAATAGTTTACAGGATATTGTTGATTGTTTAAGTATAAAACATATTTTTTATAATTGAGTGTCATATTTCTTAATGTAGAAATTTCAAACTCATTAAACATCATGTTTGTTGCCGCATTTTCGGTATAATCAATTTCAAATGGATTCTGTATTGAGGAAACATACACCTCAAATGTAGTGTCATTATCTATAGGATCATAAGAAATGTTAATTGCTGTTTGTTGTGTTATAAACTTTGGTGTCTTTGGATTAATCTCTAAACCAGCGGGAAAATAATTAAGAATTTTAGTAATTGACACTGACATTCTTTTAACAAGAGACCCATATTCGGTAAAGTTAGTAACTTGAGATAAATCATAATTTGGGTAAACTCTATAATTGTTTGCTAAAATATCTGCAGACTCAACATTGTTTTCAATATTAATAGACTCCAAGTTAATTGGTTCTGAGAATGTTCCAATGTTGAATGTGCGATTTTGTTTTTCGCTAATTCCTGTTGTAAAGTTAAAATTTGCCTGCGTTAAACCTCCGCCAGTAACTAACTGAACGCCAACCAAGTTATTTGAAAACTGATTGACCGCACTACTTTGTGGTGGACAAGTAAATTTATTTATAGCCATTAAACGGTTATATTATTAAAAGCCTTAGAGAAGTCGATATTTTCACCACGATCCTGTCTAACTTCATAAAGAAGTGTATTGAACTGATCTTTGATTTCGTACAAATTGTATTGTTTGTAAATATTGTTATTCGCATCATAAATAGTGTAGATACCGTCTTCAATTGATTTAGTTTGATTACCATAAAGCGCAATTGCAAGTGTTGATATATCTTGATCAACAATTTCAATTTCAGTTGTAATGGGGTTAAAATAAGTATTTGTTATAACAATACTTTGATTTGGTTGTCCAATATACGGAGTCGCACTTGGTTTGTTTGTTGGTGATGATGAAGGTGACACAGTACAATAAATTAAATTGGTTGCTCCCTCAACATACCTATATCTTATAGATTTTTGAATTGTATTGGTCAAATTTTGGACAACTGGTTCACAATAAAAACACGATGTGATTATTCTAAAGAAATTAGGTATTTTAGTGCCGTCAGGATTTAAATACTCAATTCTAAATCCAACCAAACCTTGGTTAACAAATTTGTTTTTATATTCTGTTGGCACATTATTTAAATCAATTACAATACCTTTAACATTTGGCAATGAAGATAAAACACCACAATCTGTGATTATTGTTCTGATTTCTGCAGGTCTAATCATAAGGGTGTAAATTCCCAATTTAGTGAATTGATCCGCAGGTAATTTTAAATTATATAAACCACCCAAAATTTCTACCGAGCTACCACCAGTATTTGCGTTGTTAAAATATGGTCTCAATACATCTTGAGAATTAAGCGTTGTTAATGTAAAGTTTTGCGTGTCATCTCTTGATTCAGTGTAGACCATTACAATCTGCACATCTTCAGGACTAACATCCGCTGGTCTTATCGTTCCATAATTTCCTGTTGCCATAGTATGTTTTACTTTTTAATAAATATTTATGTAGACACTTTTTCTATAATAAAAAACTTGTATCCGTATTTTTCTAAATCACCAACGCTATCAACCTCACCCAATCTCATGATATATTCCAAAGGAGAATTTTTTCCCCTTTCAATAAAAACATTTGAAACGATTTCAGGTTGGTCTATTACATTAATAAGCGCCTCGTTTTTTGTTATCGCACTTAACTCCAAATCACCAAGTACTAAACCATATGAATCGGCAAAATAAATTGTGAAATCTTCATAGTCATGGTAGATCACACCATTTACGGTATATGCGGTGTATGTATTTGTAATATCAGGACCAAAGTAAGTCCCAATAACTCCTGTCGTGCCTGTTACTTGTAATCCTAATTTATATTTTCCTTGAGCTAAATTAACTTTTGGTCCAAATTGTGATAAGTCATTCAAAGTTGATTCAGTAAAACCTGTAATAGGAAAAGGCACTGTTGTATAATTGTATGAATAGTAATCAACAATGTTTGTATTTGAGTCCCCCGTAAAAATATAGTCATAGCTTACTGGTGTTGCTGACCAACTACCTCCAGCAGGATAAAAAACCATGTTACCTTGAGGATTTGTTATTGTAACATTTGTAAATGGTACTACCAAAGGTTTTTGTACTTTTGAAATCCCCCATGGTGAATTAGCAGTTAGTGTTATTATGTACTCCGTACTAGCATTTGGGTATGTGTGTGATATTGGTGTGATTCCTAATACCACTTGTGGTGGTGTACCGTCACCCCAATCTAAAATATATGTTACAAGTTGTAAAAATTTTATTAGTTCTAAATCTGAGGTGTTATAAAATTTGAATGTGTATGGGTTAATTGTGTCACCTGTAACAATAAAGTTGTTTAAAACATCTTTTTGTAAAATCATACCATCGGTAGGACTGTAATATCCTAAATCTACTGTAGATTCTGTGATCATAATATTGACCGATAAACCCGTTAAAAATGAAGTACCCCCTGTGTTACCACTTAATAGATAAGACATTGGTAAATAGACTCCTGTCGTTCCTGTGGTTACTGTGGTAGCGGTAGTTGCCGTTAAACAACAAGGATCTATTATTGTTGTAATATCAGTTTCTCCCGTATATGGAACAAATACTAAATCACTTTTAACATTTTCAGGTGAAACAATAAAATTATACTGTTGTAATTCCATTATGGGTTAACATATTCATACCAAGTTATCGGTGAATTATTATCTCCAAGTCTAAGACCAGTTGAGGTAGAAAACACTTCGTATGTTTGATTACTATAATCTAAGTCTACTTTATAGTACTTATAGTCTGAATTGTTAAATGTAAACTTACCAGGAAGTAATAATGTTTGTTTTACATTAGTCATTTGTTTGAAGACTCCTGTTATTGCATCAAAAAACTTTGCGGACATATAAAAAGTATTAACATCAATAAACTCACGACTTCTTAACCAATAAATAAAGAATCCTTCTTTGTTTGAACCAATGTAATCTAAAATCATTTCTGGTTTTTTTATTTCAACAGGTGGTAATGTTGGTGATAAAGTTGCCGTTTGTGTTAAACCTTGTTGTGTAGGAAGAATAATCGACAAATATAAATTTTGTACCGTATCATCGGGACTATCATAAAAATCCAATTTAAAAAAAGACTTTGTAAATGACTTTGAGTAGTAATAAACATCCTGTACTGAAAAACCATTGTTCAAATAATTGGGGGACCAATTACCTACAGTTGTTGCAGTTATTGGTTGTGAATAATCATAGAAATTAAACACATGTTTTATTTCTGTGTTGTCCTTTAAAAATATGTTGTGAGCAAATCTTATTATTTCAAAATCTTGTGGACCACCAATTACTTGATTAACGGCATCTACCTCATAGTCCGTAATACTATCATCTCTTCCCATGAAATCCCATTGCATGTTGACAGGAATATTAATAAACTTATTAATATCGTCTTTTACAATTTTTATTCTAGTCGCATCCATCTATTAAAGGTTCTGCAATTGTGTTTATGTCAAATGGTACTTTACCTCCTTGATAAGTATCTATCTGAGATGGATTTGTAGATGTCGCATAGTCACTTGGTATATTATAATTTTCAGGAGTTATTCTAAAAATTGTATTAACAAAAGGATAATGAGCATTATTTAAAAATGGATAATCAACACCAACACCATCAGAACTAACAAAACCATAGGAATACAAGTCTCTCCACCTAAAAGAAGATATTAATGTTGAGTAGTAGGCATAATCAGGTAGACCAACAATATTTTCTGAATTAGATTCTTCAACATAGTCTGAAAATACTCTTAACTGAATTGGGTTATGTGGTTGATAAAAATATCCATATTGGTTTGTTGTTGTTAAGTTGTCACTTGGTAACTTAAACCAATTATTGTTATATGTTATTTTATGTTGATAAGTAGAAATAACTCGTTCTAGTTGTTCATAATTATTCCATTCACAATAATCACCATCCAAAGTATCACCTGTTGTGTAAAAATTGTTATAGAAAAAAGGCTTTGGGTTGTTAAATGTAAAATATTGTGATTGAGAAACCGAAGCGTTTGAGTCCGCATTATTTTGATCCCACCATATTTGTGGTTTACCATCTTTTAAAAATGTGTTAAAATCCCAACCTTGTTTTAATTTTTGTGTCCAACCAAAATATCCTCTCCAAATTGTGGTGAAGAATAATTGTGTTAGTGGTCTGTTTTGGTTATCCCTTAAATTATCAATTTTTACATCACAATTAAACGAAAGTGTGTACGATCTTGATCCTTCTTTAACTGAAGTTCTTTTTCTTTGATTTGGCGTTAAAGGTTTAATTTCACATTTTGTTTTGTCATTATAAATGTTTTTTTCATACCCTGCATTAACTAAAACCGCACATTCAGCATCTGTAAGTATTTTATGTTTTCTAACATAATATTGGCTAATTGTGTCTGCGGAGTTTGTTGCATCTAAAACTCTTTTAAATGTACCTTGATTTAATGTAATAAATGTTGTTCCTGTATATCCAACATTTTGTATGTTAAAAATATATTCCTCAGATCCTGATCCTCCGTTTCCTAATCTTGAGACTTGGAAAAATGAATTCCCATTATAGTTTGAGGAAAGTAATACAAATTGACCTGTTGATAAACCATGTGGTACGGGACATTTGAATCTTATGGAACCTATGGTTTTATCTGACCCTTCGGTTATAACAAATGGTATGCCGTCTGAGGCGGACCAACTCCAAGAAATTTGGGTGTTAGGTTCTATAGCATACATTTTTTTCTGATAGACATTCAAATAAGGGTAACTAATATAATGTGACCAATTATATGTGGTTGCGCTTACGGGTTTAAACTCTAAATGTTTTCCATTTCCAAATGTGTAACCCGAAACACGAGAATCGGTTCTGATAAAATCAAACTCAGGGTATTGTGGGAATCCGTCCCAAGGAACTGTAGAATTTATTGGTTGTGGTGGAACTGATGGTACATTACCTGATGGGTAATATGAAACCGCATTTTGTATCGCATTTGTGTAATACAAATTGTCTCTAAATGGTACATATGTTGTTGATCCAGTATAAGCATTTTCAAATAACAATGTGAATTTTGTAACTGGCCTAAAAGTTGGTGAGGCTTGTCTTTCTTCATCAAATACGGTAATCAAACTAATATCCACAGTTCTGTCAAACTCTATCAATTCTTTCATATTTTGAGTGAAAGGTATGTTTACAAATTGATCACTCAAAGGAGCTGATTTATACCTTTGATCCGACTGAATTATTCTTGTTGTTGGATTTACCATAATTATTCTTCTGTTGCAACATAAAGTTTATAAAACCTATCTACCGCTGTTTTTCCATTATTTAAACCAAAGTAGAAATGGTAAGGTGCCCCGACAACTATACCATCTTTAACTGTACTTTCTTGAGCTGGATTTGGGCTTGGGTCACCTTGCAAAATTGCAGATAAAGGAGTAATCGGCATTGTCCCTCCTGTTAAATTAAAACTTGAAATGAATCCAAGTTGTGTTAATGTTGTTTGATATTTTTCCTGAGGGGTTGTAAAATCTAAGTCTTGATATCGTTTATTAAAGAACCCGTATCCAGTAGAACCTGAATAAACATCAGTATACCAGTTATTATCTTCGGATCCAAAAATATTAGGTGTTCCAGCATATGTCTTTGGTTTTTTAAGTAACCATTTATAATGTGGTACATACTGAGATTTGGGATATCCAAACTTCTGTTCAATTAAAGGATTAAAATTATATGTTTCAATCCCTGGAGACATAATTTTTCTATATCTTAATTCTTCGGTCGATGAAGAGAAAAATAAACCTAATATTGGTTTAATTAAATCACTTGATATAGACCCGATACTTCCGTTTTGATTATCTCCAAAGTATATATAACTATTATTTGGCACATTCTCCGTTATAAAAGGAGAAACTTCCCACTCTGAATTTATAGACAACATTTGTGCCCAATCACCATCAATTCTATAACCGCCTCTATCACTATTAAAGAATTGTATTATTCCTTTGCCCTCACTGTTATTATCACCAGTTGAGATTGGTATAATTCTTTGTCTAACACCTTCATTTAATATTCTTGATAAGAATCCTAATTGAACGATGTCGGAGTTATCTTGATATGATGTTGTTTTAATTTGATTTGCATAATATGAACCAAATTCACTATCCTCTGAAGAACAACATACCTCACTAATAAACGAGTCTCTTGGGCCTAAATCGGTTATAGTTGTTGGAAATTGGATTTGTCTTTTGTTATATCCATACCCCCCACCTGGAAAATCAGTACCAAATAAACCTTCAGAAGGACTTTTTTTACCAATAAAATTATTTCCGTCCCAAGGAGATGATCTGTAATAAAATGTATTACTAATTTTATTAAACATTATAACATTTTCACAATAGCCATAAACTGGTTCTGCAAGAGCATTAAATGTTGTTCTTTTGTTAAAATTAAACATATACAAAGATCCATTAATCCAATTGTTTTGGAACACTTGAGCAAAAACTCCTCGACATGCCGCAAAATTCATACTGAATCTAACTTTCCATTCTAAGAATAATCTTACATCTCTAAAATATTCAGGAAACAAATAAAGTTTTTTGAAAAAAGGAATATTTGTTTCTTTATAATTTAATAAACAATAACAACCATTAACCATTCTATTTGGCAGTACTGAACAACAAGAATCACATTCACCATAAGGAATAATCCCCACATTGGTTCCACTCCCTGAATAACACTCCAAAGGTACCATACCTTCACAAGTTAATGTTTCTGTAAGTGCCGAGGTTATAGGATCAAGATCTTGATACTCACCTGATGGTAAATCAAATCCTGCGGTAGTAATTGGAGAACTTTGTGCTCCATTTGCAAGGTAGAACGCAAAGTTATCATTTTGGTGAAGAGCATAACCCGTTTGAGTTCCTACAGGTCCGTTTTGGACTTGGGAAGATGTTGGTAATCTATCGCTTCTCATTACAATTCTGTTTGTAATTGAAAAACTTACTCCTGGTAATGATGTATATCTGTAATATGCCGGTGAATAAAGTGCCGTTAGATTACCTTGTTGTGCGTTTATACCCGCATAAAATGTTGATCCAGTGTTAAAGTATTCACCTATTTGACAATTTTGATTACATGAAGGCGAACTGAAGAACCATCCTGTCCACATAAACATTGGTGGATTGTTAACATTGTTTACCCATCTCATGTAAGTTCCACCAACCGTATAATAAGAAGTATTATTTACAGGTAAGTTATAAGTATCGGTTAATGTCTGTGTTAACGAAATTGTACTGTTTTGATTTGTTTTCCATACACCAGGATAAGGTGAGTAGTTACTCGCATTTGCGACTCCCGAATTATCATCAGTATTTAAATAATAATATGGGTAATTAGATGTAAATGCTGTCCAACTTGATGCGTTAGGGGTAAAAGTAAAAGAAGGAAAGTATAAATTGGCGGTTGAGTTATTAACTGTATCATGTTGTATAGGTTTTATTCCTGTTGACTGTATAGGATAATTTAAATAATAACTTCCACTTACAATTGGTCCCGTTCCCAAAGACTTACCAAATATGTTTGATAAGTCATATTGTATTTCTGGTTGTTTTACGGTATGAGGGTCTACTCCTCTAACAAAAATACAAATCTCATAATTTTTATAATTATTCATTTTTTGTATAATGTTAGGATAAGTAAGTGTAAACACATTACATGCCCCAACAGCACATGTCATATCATGTAATAAATAACTTGCCGGGAAAAATCCTGTACTTCCAGTGTTGGATAAGGTAATAAACTCAGTGAAGGTCATTCCTGTTATTAACTGAAAATACTCCATATCTGTTGGATATTGTAGATATGACTGTTCCACAGTTGTGTCACCTGTTACCGGTAATTGACTAACCTGAGGTGACTCAATTATTATGTTAGCCGATAATTGTCCTGCGTTTGGTCCTGATGGGTTTGCATAATATATAATCTTAGGAATTGTATTACCTGTTAATGTTGTCCCTGTAATTGAGTTGGTTTGGAATTGATTTATTGTTGCTCCTGTAAGATTGGTTAATCTATTTCCAGGTATTGTATAATTTGGGTTTACATAATTTGGGTCTTGGAATGTAACTAATTCCCCAATACCTAATTGTTGCGCAGATCCTTGATTCATAAGGACAACCATAACTTGGTCAAAATATGGTGTTGATCCTGAAGTTGGGTTTACGGTTGTTTTTATTTTATTTACACCACTGTTTGAAATGTTTGCGGTGCTTGAATAAAAATATTTATCTCGAGTATTAAACTCGTTTAATCTTTGAGAAAGGGTTACAGATGTCGGGTAGGCAAAATATCTTTCATCGGGTTGATTTACTAATAATGGTGGTATTATTCCATTCCTATCAGCAAATATTAAGAATGGTTGCGGAGCCTTTAAAAGATACGCCTCATTTGGTATATATCTATTAGGATCAGTAGAACTTAATACATCGTAACCTGAGGCCATTCTTATAAAATCTAATGATGCCCTTATTATTATATCAAATGTTATAATAGGTGGGTTTGAACTTATATAATCAGTAAGAGTATCACATGGCCAAAATGGCTTCTCATTATTTATTTCGCGTAAATTTGGGTGATCTAAGTTAAATGACCCAGAGTAGTTTACAGGGGCAATTAAAGAATTTGGTGTTGATAAAATTAAATCAGACCCACTTTCTTGTTCTGCTTGATATGCTGCCGCGGCTTGATTTAATTCATTGGTTATGGAGTTTGAATCAAAATCATCATCTAAGGGTGCGTCTTTACAATCACACTCACAACTTGTACAATCAGGATATGAAATCATGGGTAGACCAATTCTTGGGAATCCCTTAACTCTAATCGCCGCGTATATAGCAAATGCAGTAAATGACAAAGCTAATACCACTTTAAACGCCGCAATTACAATCTGACCAAAACCCCACAATAATAATCGAATTGTATCCAATAATTGACCAAAATCCATGGGTAGAGAAATTACACTGAGCGCCGAGTTAATTGCGTGCACTCCTGTTTGAACCGATTCCTCCACTGCCACAATAGAGTCATAAGTTAAATAAATTCCCAATAAAATAAGAACATATTTTAATATTGGCCACATAAATGCAATTAAGTGAGCAACAAATAACAGAGTTATAAGTGGGAATGTTAAAATATTTATAAGAATGTTAAAAACAAAAAATATTGAGTCAAAGTTTTTTATAATATCGTTTACTGGAAAAGTATTCACATTTGACTTACAAGATCTATCATCAATTTCTTTTATTCCCAAGTGTTTAGCTCTACCAAGCCCATTTTTATATCTATCCAAAAACATTGCGGTAGTATAAACTTTGTTATAATAGAATTCATAGAAACTATCTTCACAATCTATTGCGTCTTGACTATCCGCATAATCATCCCAATCTGTTGAGAAAGCGTATGATTTATAAACATCAAATAAGGGTTGGGGGACACTTGTAAAACTAATGTTAATTGCTTGTGTTGGGTCAATTGGAGTTGCAACAATTTGGAATGTATCACCGTTAGTGATCTGAATTGATTCTGTTGACCCAAAGTAATTAATTCCATTAATGAATATCGTATAACTTTCAAGGTTATAAAAAACGGGATTTATTAACCCAAAAGAACTTGAAGCTGTGATTGTGGCCCCTGAATTAACTCCAGCAGGAATTGTTGGGTAATTGTATATTGACTCACTATATATCAGAAAAGGGTCTTGTTCGTAATCTGACCATCCATGTTCTTTAACATTTGGAACCAAAAAATCGGCTCTTAAAGAAGTTCCTTGTAACCCTTGTTGTGTTTGCCATTTAAATTTAAATCTGTATTTACCTTTTGTTGGTATTCCTTTTTTAGGGTCATTTGAAATTATTTCTTCTCCAAATTCATTTGTGTATATATAATCCAAGTTCATTGGTACATTTACTAAAAAGGTACCATCCCCATCAATTACTTTACCCGCTTGTTCTATATCCCATCTTTCCAATATTGGTAGACCCATAGAATCGGAATATATTGTTTGTCTAATGCCTTGTATTTCACCAGGCCCCGCAACCAACTCACATAAATTTCCTGTGTTGTTTTTTGGTTTACAACTTATTTTAAGGGCGTCGTCATTTGTGTTAGAAATGATTGAACCCATGAACACTGAGCTTGGTTGGATTGTAATATTTGCCAATTTAGTAAGGTCAAAGTCTGCCCTTGTTATTCCAACTTGACAAAAATCTTCAGCCCCCCAAAATGGTCTAACATCAATGTTATATATCAGATTTTTAATTTGTGGTAATTCTCTTAAATTTGTTGAGGACTTAAATCTTGCCCCATTAACTTGACTTTCTGTCGCTAATCCTTGTTGGATTAAATCTTGCGGAGACATTGAGAAACACCCTATATCTGAAAGATCAACATCCATAACTATGGTTTGTTCTCCAACAGGAACACCAAAAATCATAAAGTCCCCACTCTCATTTGTTGTTACGGTAAATCTATAATATTTGTCATATACTTCAATATATGATTCGTCCATAAGAACATCACCTTTATTTGGGAATGTTCCTGTTGAGGCATGTCCTTTGTATGATGGTAATTTTGGAAGTAGGTTATATCTATAACCATCTTCATTTGTATCTCCAATTGTTTTAAAAGGATATAATTCAGAAATAACTGGGTCTAATTCGTCAGTATCGTCAAGTGGAATAAAAACGGATACCTTTGCATTTGGCAAACCATACCCACCATTAACAAACACTCTTCCCGTTACAACTCCATATGTTGAACAAAATCTACTGTATACATTGTTCGCAAGGATCTTTAAGGAAAGTATCTCCAAAGATTCCCAATCTTGTTCTAAATTGACATTTATATATTTATCAACACCGACTTCGGTTCTTATTCTATATGATTTAGACATTAAAAATTTGTTTTTTCATAAATAGTTTATTTCCTATTTTCATAAAAAATACACCTGTTCTGAAAAAAATAAACCACTAAGAGAAATTAACAGATTTTAAGTTTAATACTCTAATATTAATATCTTTATTTGGGTATCTTACTTGATAGATTTGTGTTGGTGTTGCAAATATTGTATCTGCGGAAGGTTGGATTTGTCTTGTTACTGTGTCAGCGTAAGGCATTGAGGTTTGACTTGACGAATATTGACCACCTACTTGGTTGTAAAATAAAACATCGTTTATACTAACAATTCCATTTTCAGATTGTATTAATCTTCGTAATTCAGATATGTTAACATTTTGTCCTAAATTTCTAACAAGGGGATTAAAGAAGTCAGTAACAATTTGTATTGTTTTAGCAATAACTGATCCTTGATTTTGACTATTATCTAAAACAACATCAACTGTAACCGCTAAATCTATTGTTTCAGCCGCCTCTATTGAGATGTAGTCATTTATCATTCTATAATTTGATAGATAGTTTGCAACATTTTGTTTTAATGTATTTGAAACAACATTAGTTAAAGTCCCACTAGAATCGTAAGACAACATTTTAATTCTAATCTTATTGTTTTCTTCAGTAATAGCCACTTTTGCTGGTGCCCCATATTGTGCCGGCATTGTTCTTAATATTGAATTGTAGTCATTTACGGTTACCGCTCTATTTTGTGCCGCAAAATTAAACGAAACCATGTTTCTAACATCTTCAGTTGTCGGTGGGTTAGCTCCTCCAATTGCTGCCGTTACATTATTACATTGTAAACTATTGATAACATTTCTATTAGCACTTTCAGATGGTCCATTTACCGAAAATGATACGGTACCAATTTGATTGATTGTATTAATACCAACATTGCTAGATAAACCGCCGCCAATTCTATATTGTACAAATAAAGTACTGTTTGCTGTAAGTGCGGCTCCCAATGAATAGTTGTTTGTATATCTACTCAAATCAAAACCTTTACCGTCAATTGCAAATTGTCGTAATTGTTCATCCGCAGAAATATTTCCACCACCAAAAGTCATTTTACAATAACCTTGTGGAGTATATTCTGAAATAAACTTGTTAGAAGTTGTAATATACAAACCAACTTTAACACCTGGTTGATCAGAAACTTTTGTAGGGTCTTCAACAAACACTCTATCTTCTACAAGAGCATCAACTTCAAAGAATCTTTCAGGCCCTATAACTAAAAAATCTTGTGGATTTGGTATTGTTGAATACTGAGTACCTTGTTTTAATAAAACACTTGAAATGCCTAAAACATTTTTTTCAGGAAGGAATAACTCTAAATATGGTTTTACATCATTAGGGGTTATTACTCTTTTGTAAACTTTTGTAATCCCGTTTACAACAACTTCTCTTTTTAGGATCGTATAATTTATAAGTTTTCCACTTGAATCAAAATTTGGTATTTTAACCCTATTTGGTGATCCTTCAGCATTTACTGGCGATTGAAAATCTATGTCATAGACAGTTTCAAAAGGTTGTCCCGCCCCACTAACTTGGGATCCTCTTCTTAATATACCACAATATCTTAAATCTTCTCTGTCTCCAAAAGCGGGAACTGTTATTGAAAAGTCAACTAACGCTACTGAAGGTCTTTGCCCCGGTACTTTTAAACCATAGGTTCTTGCAATATTGTAAATTGAATTTTTTTGTTGTGCAAATTGTAAAACTGTTTCTTGAATACTTCTATCTATCTGATAATTTAAGTTATCAGTTACGGCAGCGTTCAAATCTAACATTACGGAAAAAATACCCGCATCGTTAAAATTTTGCACTAAATCGGGATAATAAGTTCTAGTAAAATTTATAAGTTCTGTCCTAACACCTTGAAAATCCCTTGCGGTATAGGAAATCTTTTTTTCTGCCATATAAAATTAAATATTTAGAATTATAAAATCTTGAGATTCAAAAGCTGAGTCGGTAATTCTATAGTCTATTTTTATTCTTGCCGTGTGTTCTAAAGTTGCAATATTTGTAACTTTAAATTCTCTTTCACCGTATTCGTTTACGGTAAATCCTTTATCTTCCAATCCTGCTGATGCCGGTTCAACTGTCACATTTGTAACTTGTAAATTTGGCATATATGTTTTAACGGTATCTCTAATTTCTGATTCAATATCTGAAAATGTCGGACCATCTAATGGTTCAAATATATATTCATATAATCTTGTCCCAAAATCAGGTAGAAAATATCGACTTCCCTTTCTTGTTAACAATAAATGAACCAAGTTTGTTCTAGTCTCACCTTCTGTTGTTTCAGTAACATCAAGATACCTCCCCGTAAAAGAATCTACAAAAGGAAAAGAAATCCCATAAGTTATACCATTTGCCATATGACATAAATATATGTTATCGTTTTTTTAAGTAAAAACTATAAAAATATGTCAAAAAAAAATCCCAACTTAATGTTGAGATTTTAATACTTTATTACCTTTAATTTTTGGTGGATAAAAAGCACAATGTAAACATCCACTACCACAACAACTTCCTCTAAGTTTATGATATTCTTCAGTCATAACCATTTTACCTTCACTATTATAGTAAAAATGATTTGGTTGTAGTTTAGATCCAAATTCTCTAATATATAATTGTTGAACCCAGTCTTTTGATGCGTTTACAGTCATTTGTATTAAATATTTTCTTTTTTATTTTCAAAAACTAATTTACACACATTATAAAATTCTTCATAAGATAAATCTCTCTTCATAATGTTAACATTTTTATGAACCCAAACAACATTAGATTCTTCATAACCAATCTTACTGTCTATTCTTTCTAAGGATGCCGATCCGTCATCAAAATTTATTAGTAAACCAGTATAATAACATTTACCATTTTGTTTTTCATATAATTCTGACAAAAATTTTATATCTATATTAATTTCTATGTTTCTATTTTTCGCACCCTTGGTGATTCTTGATAGTTTTCTCCCCGGCACATTTCCGTATCCTCTCCAAGCGGGATTCAATTCTTTAGGTCTTGACTGTGTACATAATTTACATCCCTTACTAGTACCTTTTAGTAGTGTATAACAAGCGACATTATGTATATCTCCACAATCGCAAACACAAAAAACTTTAGCTTCACCATCCATAGTGACATTACCATCAATTACTTCATATTTACCGAATCTTTGTTTTTTTTCAAATAAACCAAAATATTTTGTTATACCTTTTTTTCCCATACATATAAATATACCAAATAGCGAGAAAATATAAATAACTCACTATTTGGTAATACTTTTTATTTTAAGCTATCTCGCATTGATTTCCAGAACAAGCAGCCTCTCCTCGTAGGTCAGTATTGTCTTGTAATTCAATTACTTTTGTAAGATTAACATTTTTTAATGTCGTTAGTAATCTTTCATATTCTTCTTTAGTACAATCTTCATAAGGTGCCTGCTTATAGGTATGATTAGAATAGGGTAGGACTGACAATCCATTGTAGAAATCTCTATTATTCCACATCCATTCACCCACCAAGTCCCACTCATCTTCTTTAATTGAAACCGTTGCAGATACGTTGTGAGAGTTTTGTCCGTTTCTATGTCCAGGTTTAATCCACTCTTGAGACACTTTTTTAACTCTTTCTAACATTTGAAATACAGACTCATGTCTTATGATTGCACCTTCTGGCGCTTTTTGTGGTATACCAATAACCGCAGTGTCGTGAGGACGGAAAAACTCATCTTCAATCAACTCAGGGTGATTATTCGATAAGTAAGAATAGATTGATTCATTCTTACCTACACGGATTCTTCTTAGATAATAATCATTATGCCAAGCATGAATTCCTGATGATGTTCCCAACACTAACGATGAGGTACCTGATGGTTTAACCGTTGTTGTTCTTGCTGATTTATTAATTCCAATCATCTGAGCAACTCTTTCATTTTCTTCTTTAACCATCTTAGCCGCTCTTTTCATATCATAACCCAAAACAACACCCGAACCAATACCTGTCATTCCAACACCAATAAGTGCGTCTTTTTCAGTTGTTCGTTTCCAAATGTCTCTTAGATAATGGAAATCGGTGTATCCCGCTTGTAATGTACCAATGAATGACGCCGCTTTAACTCTTGCATCAAAATCTTCTTGTGATTCAATATCTGAAGCATTAACCTCACACAGGTTACAAAATTGGAATGGTCTAAGTGCAATTTCACAACAAGGGTTTGTTCCCCAATCTTTGTCGTTTGACAAATAGATACCCGGTTCTCCTGCTCCTGATAATTCAATTCTTTTCCAAAGACCTGTAAAGAATTCTTTAGTAATTTTGTGACGAAGAAGTACTGCCGAGTTATTAGCTCTACCTCTTTGTGCGTTTTGTTCCCACCAACTACCAGATTTACAAGAAATCATTTCTTCATCGTCAGCCGAGAATAATGAGATAAGTGCCGCTCTTCTAATACCTCCTGCCAATACCGCATCTGCAATATGACATACAATATCGTGAGTTTCAATTGGTGTTAATTTTTCACCATCTTTTTTGTTATCCAAAACTTTTGTAATATTATGAATACAATCTTTCAATGGTTGTGGTCCTGGCGCCTTTCCTCCCGATGTAACAAGCATTGCCCCCTTTTGTCTAATATCTGAAAAATCAAATATAGGTGTTGACGATTTGTAACCCAAATACGATTCCATTAATACTTTAATAGCATCTGCCCATCCTTCAATAGAGTCACCAATTAGGTATCGTCTTGTTCTTTCTTTGTTTGGTTTTTTAAGGTCGGGTAATTTTTCAACATGATGTTTTTGAACTGAATACCCAACTCCTGTTCCTCCTAAAAGTAAAAACATTGTTTCAGAAAAAGAGTCAACATGGTCAATTGGCATATAAGCACAGTTGTAAACCCTGTTTGGTGAAATTTCAATTGATTTACCACCAAACTGTAAAGATCTCATTGACGGTAATACTTTTTTATCATATACCATTTTATATACCTCTTCGATTTCACTTGTAATTTTAGGGTATTTTTTTTGGTGCATTTCTTTGTTACGAGTAACCAACTCTTCCCAAGTTTCTCTCCTATTTTTTTGGGGTTGGAACTTGGCATACTTCATAAAGACAGTAATGTCACTTAATATTTTTTGCGAAATATTCATTTTATTTAAATTTATTTGTTAATTGTTTTGTGTTTGTCTTTCTTTTCTTTTTTCTAAAAGTTCTTTAACTCTTAGTCTTTGTCTTTCTTCTTTCTGTTCCTCAATACCAAGAAAGGTCATTGAGCTTTCAGTATCAATATCAATCATTGCATTATCAAACTTACAGTTTTCAAACACAACGCCATCGTCTCCGATTCTTGATTTTGTAATTGCTATTGTTGCCAACTTTAACTCTTTTTGTTGTAGAGTCTTGGCTACAGTTATAATAACATGTCCCACTTGTGCCTTCTTAATTGATCCACCCATTTGATCTGTTGTCACTACTTCGGACGATATTGAAGCTCTGTTACCTTGTGTTGCAGTCCAACCTACAAGATTCATTTCGTGACACATAGCTTCAAATGCTCTCATTACCGAACCTTCACTTTTCCATTCATCCCCTAAATGTTTGTCAGGTACTACACAATCAATATAATCCAATAATACCATATCAATCTTAGTACCATCCGCAACCATTTTTCTAATTTGGTTCTTAATTTGTAACATAGTTACAGTATCTGATGGTAATTTTTTTAAAATTAATTTGTTTGTCATTGTTTCCTCAACTTCTTTAACTTTTAAGATAACTTCTTCTCTTTTTTCTGATAAATCATCAGGATGTATTTTTGTCCATAATGTGTAGTGTTTTCTTTGAATTACCTTTTGGTTATCCTCAAAAAATATTTGTAATACATTATTTCCCATATTAAATGCGTGATTTGCAATCTTAGTTAAAATAGTAGACTTACCTACACCTGTTGGTGCTAAAATAACCCCAATTTCACCTCTTGCTAAACCACCTTTTAATAGTCTGTCAATACCTGGTATTCCCATTGGGATTGGGTGTCTATAATCATCTTCTAACACTTGATCAATATTAGAAAATACATTTAATATACTTGTGTCTTTTGCCCCAACTTGTAACGCTCCTCTAACCAATTCTTCAAGAGTGTCATAATTTTCAAATTCACCACCATCGATGATTTTTTGAGCCTTACCCATCACTTTTTGTAACTCTTGTTGTTTACAAAATTTTAACGCCTTTTCCTGAACAAAAGTTACACCATCTATAGGTGAGTCCTTAATTTTCTTAATTGTATCCAAAACTATTTTGGATGCAATCTCTTGTTGTAGTTCAGATTTTGTAATCTGTTCTAATGTTTCAAAGGATGGTGTGTGATCGTATTTAATATAATACTCTTTAACCATTTGAATAATTATTTTAAAGTACTTATTTTCAAAATAATTATTTTCAATAACATCAAGAATTGAGTGTGAAAAGTCTTTATCTATAATAATTTGATTTAACAATTGTAACTGAAATGTATTACCTAAATACTCAAAATTTTTGATAGTCGCCATATTTTTTTTTACTTTAGTAAAGATAAATAGTCCTAGTTTTTAATAAATTCGGGATAAAAATAATTAAATTTTTGACCTGAAAAAATGTCAGTTAACTCCGCCATGATAGATTTTAACTTTGGGCGTAGGTCTACGGTATATCTGACCTTTGGGGGGTATGGTTTTGCGTCAAACCGTCTATGACAAATTGTCATATCTCCTACCTTAATAATTAAATTAAAATTTTCTGGACCATCAGTAATTGATGTATTAAGTAATTCCGGATTCTCTAAAATATCGTATTGGTGGTCCAACATATAAACTATTGATCTCATTTTTAAATCATTTTTGAGATCGCGGCAAAGATAGTCAACATGATTATAAAATTCTTCCGATTTATGAGCGTTTTTGTTAAACCCTCTAACATTAAAGAATCTTTGAACTACGATGTTGTCGTTGCACATTAACAAAAATTCTGTCTTTGTAATATCCTGTTCTTTCATTTTGTTTTTTTAATTTTTTTTGTTTTTAAATTTGTTTTTTTCTTTTCTTGTTAATTTTAGAAAAGGTGTCAAAAAACTAACCCAAGCATCGTCCCTCTTAGGTAGGTATTTGAAGAGTCCGTCTTCCATCATCATTCTAATTAAATTCTTATGTCCTCTTCCGTCGGGATCCATCGACTCGGAATAATAAGATTCAACTAATTCTTTTCCTTCTTCACTTATTAGTGGTTCCGATAAGTCCACAAGTTTTTTATTTATCTCGTAATACTCATCACCAAAAATACCATCTTTTGTTCTACCACTTAACAGGTTTTTTAATGCGGGATTGTCTTTATCTTCTTTTAAAAGTAATTCCCCTTTTGTTAAAATATCGGAGATATTTACTTCTTTGTCAAGTAACTCAGGAAATAACTTAACTAATGTTTTTTCTCCCAAATAATAAATTCCATTAATGTTGTCTGACTTATCACCAGATAATATTTTCCAAGTTTTAATGTTATAATGAGGTATTTCAACATCGCACATTTTAATCATATCCCCATTCTTATAATGTTTTTTAGTAATTGGGGAATAGATACTCACATCTTCAGAGATAAGCTGTGTAAGGTCTCTATCGCTTGAGAATATAGTTTTGTGTTCGTCTTTAGATATTTTACAATAGTACGCAATAATATCATCAGCCTCACAATCATCAATTTCAATATGTCTTATAAACATCTCTTCAAGATATTGTTTTACTCTTGTTTTTTGATATGAGAATGAATGGAGTTGTTCTTCGGTATTTGCTTGTCTTCGGTTAAGTTTATAATTGGGGTAAAATAATCTTCTCTGCGTTGAATTACTTTCGTTATCCCAACAAACCACAACTTTATTGTAGTTTCCTTCATCTAAAAATCTTTTGGTTGTGTTTAAGAAATGCCAAATCCCACCAACATGTTCTCCGTTATTATAAAAATCTTTGACCCCACAAACCCCAATCTTTAGTAGATTGTTGCCGTCAATAACAAGAGTTTTAATCATTTAAATTTTTTAAGTTGTTTGAAAATACTTTTTTACTCGTCAGAGTCATCATCAGATTCGTCTAAAGAATAATCTGAATATCCTAATTTTGTTTCCCAATAATCTGAATATTCTTTCTTATAGTTATCCAAAGACTCTTTTGTGTCTGTAATATAACCTTGTGGTACTGCAATGATCTTACCATCTTTATATCCAAGACCATTAACATGGTTCTTTAATATAGAAATTTTTGTTCTAATTGCAAACGACACTTTTCTACCATTCTTAGTGGCGTCAATGTGACTAATACCCGCTTTTTTCTGATTACCAAATAAAAACACTAATGATGATGCCAACCATACCGCTTCACCACCTTTAGCCTTGATTTCAGGTTGTCCAAATGGATTATCAGGAAGTAACACCCAAGGCTGATTTAAAATCACCAAAGTGTTATAATAAGGATATTCTTCTTTTTTAGATTTTGAGATTCTTGAATGAATCCCCATACCAATCTTATCTGCAAGTACCTTAGCGTTGTGCATTCCACCGCCTTTTCCATCAAAAGTCATCTGACAAGGTACACTACCAATACTATCCCATAAAAACAATAAATTATAAGGTATATCTCCCTTTTCTTGAGAATCAAGTATTTCATTAATAAACTCAGTTGCTTGTTCAATCACATCAAATGAATCGTTAAAAATAAACATACCATCATACTCACCAAGTTCGTTTTTCTCCGCTTGCAATCCTAATTCAATTGCATGTTCCCAAGACCATTTTTTCTCAGTAATAATAAGAACAGGTAAATGACCTTTCTTTTGTGCGTCAGCCGCAGCAAGAATCATTGCCGTTGTTTTTGAAGTATTTGAGTGCCCTAAAAACATGTTAACACCCCCCATTACAGGTCCGGGTAATCCACAAGAGTTCATAAACGCTTCCCCGCAATTATAAAAACTTTCGGGTTTATATTTTGTTTTGGTGGAAAACTTACTTTTTATTGCGTCTAAACTAAATTCTTTCTTTTTCAATGCCATAATAATTAATAATTGTTATATAAAATATACATAAAAAAACGGGAACAATAAACTGCTCCCGTTATAGTTTTTTTAATTAAATTAGAATGGTAAGTCTTCGTCTACTTCATCATTTTTTTGTGGGTCCGCAACCTCAGTAATTGAAACTGATTTTGTGCCTCCAATAGAAACTTCAGATGTTTCATTGTTTGAATAAGCGTATCCGCCCTTTTCAGAATCCCATCTTGGGGTTTCTCCTCTTGCAAGTGCCTCAAGGTATTCTACAGGTTTTTTTGAATAAACATCCTCCCAAGTCATTTCATTACCAACCCAATCAGCCATTTGATCCGTATCCTTAGAAATTGGGGTTGGGTCGTCATACATAACAGTTTGGATAACCGTGTAAGTCGCGCCTTTTGGTGTTTTAGCTTTTGTTAACTCAAGAATTAAATCACGACCATTATCAGGATCTGTAATATCTCCTTTAGCCTTCCAAATAGGAATGATTTTGTCAAGGATACCTTCTTGTTTGTAGTTGTGTTTAAATCTCCAAAATTTTACGCCATCCTGTTCGTTATCACGATCAACAACTTTTACAATATAAAACTTACGAGATCTATATTGTGTTGCTAATTGTTTGTCAGATTCTTTTCCTGTTGACATAAGTTCTTCATAAACTTCATTCAAAGGTGAACGCTCATTGTCATTCTTTGCTGGATCGTAAAATTTTTGCCATTTACCGTCTACTTGAACTTCGTGAAACCATACTTCTTTGAATGGTGAAGATCCGTCTGTTGTAGGTAAAATACGGATTGTCCGTTGACCTTGTTTTTCGTTGTCTTTCAATATTGCCGCGAAATATTTTTTCATACGGTCTTCTGAAGACATTTTTGATGTAGCGTTTGAGCTACTTTGTGATTTTTCGTACTGTGAAAGTACTGCGTCTAATGAATTTGTCGCCATTTTAGTTAAATTTAAATTAAAGGTTTATTGTAGAATTATAGGTATATAAAAAGGTATAGTCAAATAGTATTGTAAAAAAAGTTTAAGGTCTATATTTTCGACCTTAAAACTTATGAATTATATCTGTTTAATAAAATATCGTCTTCGTCTTCCATTGGTTCATTAAATGTTTTTTCAATGTCGGAAGGGCTAAAGTTTTCAACTTCATCTTGGGTTAAAACATATTCGTTTTTACCTGTTTTTTCCATTTCTTCTTCTTTGTCTTTGAAGAAGTCTGCTAAGTTTTGTTTGTATGGTCCGGAATCTAAACTTCTTAGTTCAAGTTTTTCTTGTGGTGTCTTAGGTCTATATCTCTCAACTTTAGCGTCCAATATATCAATTTTTTGAACTATATTGTCCATTTCGGCCAATTTTTCTTCCATTGTTTTAATTTGATTAAACAAGTTTTCAAAATATTCTTCTTGTTTATCTGCCATAGTTTTTTGTGAATCAACTAAGTCCGTTATATCTAGTTCTTCAGTTTCACCTTCACCCTCTGTTCCTTCTTCATCATCACCAGGTAATTCTTCAACATCAGGATCTTTAGATAAATCAATAGGTTCTCCTGCGGGTGGTGCGGGTGGTGGAGTCGCTCCTGCCGCTGGTGGTGCTCCTGCGGCATCAGTTGGTGGTGGTGGTGCTCCTGCTCCCGTTAATGCTGGATCCTCAACCGGTGGTGGAACATCTTGTTCCATGATATACTTATTTATTGATTGATATCTTGCAATCTCATTTAATATTTTTTCGTCAATTTTCATCTTATCCGTTCAATAAAGTTTTTATACCATTTTTGGTTTCTACTTGAATTTTTTTGAATGTCTTCATTGTATTGTCAACTCTTTCAATCAATCCGTCTTTTATTCTTACAGTATAACAATCTCCTGTGTCTAAATCACAAACTTGTTTAGTACCATCACCCATATCTTTTTCTGAAACTCTTGTATTTTTACCCAAGTAGTTATCTAATATTAATTTAGTGTTCATATATGTTTTTATTTATAAATATCATGTTTATTGTAAAATTGCCGTTAATACATTTGCCGCGCTTATAAACTCCTGTCTTAATTTATCTATTTGATTTTTGTCCTTTTCAATTTGAGTATAAACATTAGAGTTTTGGTTTACAGGATAATACAAAACATAAAGTTTTGCATATATAAAAGGTAATTCATTATCCCCAAAGTTTTGTAATTCCGCTTTAATATTTGTTGGTAAATTTCTTACTGAATAATGAACAAAGTTTAGAAAATCATATAAACTTCTGAACGAAACCACCGGAAGGTTAGGGTTAGACCCTCTAGAAACACAATAGTATCTTCTGTTTATATACTCAAAAAATTTATCAGCATAAACTTGAGTTAGATCAATAGTGCTAAAATTATTCTCATATGCTTTTATTTCTGACCCATTACCAGTTCCTGAATCGACAAATACAAATGTGAACATTAAAGATACTAAATCACCAAAAGTACTTCCGGTTTGAGAATATTTATTATCTAAAAGAACTTGTACAATTGTATTATATAAATCTTTTGTAGAAAACGAAGTCGGTGTTGGTTCATCGGTTGCAACAAATCCTTGATATCTTGACTTTATTTGTGCCGCACAATCTTGATTTTTTGTTAATGTATCTTCACTACTTAAATTAGCAATAGTATTAGACGCTTGTATTTGTACATTCTCTGATTTAGCTTTGTTTAATTCTTCATTTTCTCTAACTTTAGTTTGTAATTGAGAAACTAATTTTTCATTTAATGTCTGTAAAAAATTGTCAACTGTTGGTAAACTATAGAATGGTTGTCTAATTCCTTCAAATTGTGTTTTGAATCCGTTTTCAGAAACATCATGAGTAACTTTAGTGATCATATATGGTCCTGAAAACATTGGTATATTTCTAATATTAAAAT